TTTGATAGAGAAATTATAATATTAAAAAATCCAAAATATAAAGACCATTTAGATGTAATGGAACAACATAAATTCATCACAAATGTACATGGATATGCACCATGCACACATGAATTAAAAATGAAAATGCGACACGACTCAGGCTATTGCGATTCAATAAATATATTTGGGTATACATTAGAAGAAAAGAAAAGATCAAAGAAGCTACAGCAACACAACATAGATATGATTTGTGAGTTTCCTTTAATTGACAACAAGGTGACTAAAGAGGATTGCTTGGGGATGATTTGGCAAAGTGGGATAGAATTACCTTTAATGTATAAGTTGGGATATTCTCACAACAATTGTATTGGTTGCGTTAAAGGCGGACTTGGTTATTGGAATAAAATAAAAAAAGACTTTCCCGAACATTTTGAAAAAATGAGTAAACTTGAAAAAAAACTTGGACTAACAGTTTTGAAATTTAGGTCAGGAGAAAGAGAGGGTGAGAGGATGTATTTAGATGAGCTTGAACCACACATGGGAAATTATATGCAAGAGCCATCTATAACTTGTGGAATAGACTGCCACATGAACTTAGAGCAAATAGAGAAAGGATAATTGTGAGCAGAACTATTGACAAAAACACAGGTGGTCGCCACGAAATAATGACTCAGAAATTTAATGAAAGAAAAGTAGGCGATGGGCTAATTTGCAACAAATGTAAAAAGGTTCAACCGATATCATCATATGATAGAAACAAAAGCTATTGTAGGGCATGTAGAAGAAAAGCAGAAAAAGCAAAATACAAAAGGAGTAAATACAAATTATGGTAGAGATGAAACTAATAGTAATTTTAGTAGTATCAGCAATGATGTTATTCCACTATAAGAATAACAACGATGTTTAATTTTTTAATTAAGCAAAGACCAAAACCACAACAAAGACACAGAAATCATGGCAAATTCCATTATGATCCATCAGCCAAAGAAAAGAAAGAATTTAGACGACAAGCAAAAGAGTACGCACCAAAGAAACCACTAACACACAAGTTTGATGTACACTTAACATTTTGCTACAAACGACCAAAGAGTCATTACAAAACAGTAAACAAAGAGCCAGTATTAAAAAATGATATGCCCTACTACAAAACAAGTAGACCTGACGTAGATAACTTAGCTAAATGGGTACTTGATAGTCTGCAAGACTTCTATGTAGACGATGCACAGGTAGTATCATTAAACGCAATCAAAGTATATGGCGAAGAAGATTATATACACGTAAAAATGTTTCATAATAAAAAATATTGTTAATTGCAAGAACTTATTTGTATTTTTAATCTATGACTAAGGCTAAAAAAGACAGTTTAGATGAAAAAGTGGCACAAAAAGCACAAAAAATAGACAAAAAGAAGTCTGAGTTTCTAATAGCACTTAAAAACAAGAATGGTAATATATCAGAAGCGTGTAGTGCAACCAATGTAGGAAGAAGAACTTATTATAATTGGTTAGAAGATGATGAAACATTTAAACAAGATGCAGAAGATGCACAAGAGTCATTAATAGATTTAGCAGAATCAAAGTTAGTTGAGAACATAAAAGACAACGATAATACCTCAATAATATTCTTTTTAAAGACAAAGGGTAAGAAAAGAGGATACATAGAGAAACAAGAGGTGGACACAACAATAAGACCGATAAGCGAAATAGAGTTTGATGGAATCTAAATTAACATTACACAAAGAAGATTATCTGCCACACCAATGGGATTTTATTACCTCTAAAAAGCCAATCAATGCACTCGTTGGTGGGTTTGGGTCAGGAAAAACATTTGCTTTTCTTCATAAAACATTCATTAATCATGTAACTAAGTTTAACGAAAAGGGATTTACTAATGGTTGGGTAATATATCCAACATACGAACTTGCAGAAGAATTGTTTGTAGAGCCAATGAAAGAAATCTTTGAACGCAATGGAATATCTTATAAGTACAACGTACAGAAACACAAGTTTACAACAAACTATGGGGTAATGAAGATATATCAGCTACAAAAGCCACAAAGAATTATTGGGGCTGAATTGACCTTTATCGGATTTGATGAGTTTGATGTAGAATCATGGAAGAACTGCGATATAGCTTATAAGAAAGCTATTGGTCGTATGAGGGGTAGTGATAACTGCGAAGTGTATATTGTCACGACACCTGAAGGATTTAAATACACACATCATCAGTTTGTAGAGAATGGTAATGATAGCAAAGCCTTAATACATGGAAAGACTACAGATAACCATTTCTTGCCTGACAGTTATATTAATTTATTAGAAGCAAACTACGACAAAGCAATGCTCGAAGCGTATAGAGATGGGCAGTTTGTTAATATATCAGCATTATCAACATATCATTCATTTGAAAGGAGTAAGAATGTCGGAGAGTGTAACTATGACAGATCATTACCAGTACGAATCGGACTCGATTGGAACGTTGACCCAATGTGTGCAGTTCTATTCCACACATACCCGAATGAACCCAAAGTCAAAATATTCGATGCAATCGCACTATCACATCAAGGTCAAGGGGACTTACTAAGTGCAAGAATGTGTGCAACGATAAGAGAGAAGTATCCGAACAATAATTATATTTGCTATCCTGATGCGAGTGGCTTTCAACGTCACACATCGGCAATGTATAGCGACATTGATATCTTGAAGCAGCATGGCTTTAAGGTGAAGGTTAGAAAGAGTAATCCTCCTGTGGTAAACAGGGTAAACTCTGTTAATAAAATGTTGGAGGGAAACAACATTAAACCAAACATACTAATAGACCCAAGATGCAAGGCGTTAATACAGGACTTGGAAAAGGTTACGAACAAGCAGGGTACTCGTGACATAGATAAGTCTAATAAGCTATTAACACATATGTCAGATGCACTTGGCTATGCAATAGAGTGGGAGTTTCCAATAATCAAACCAACATTAGGAGCAATAGAACGATGATACCAAACGTGGGTAAGTTACTTGTACAGCAATCAAGATTTGATGCACAACAAAATGCAAAGAACAAATGGCGTAAAGCACGTCTAAGAGCAAGAGATTTTTATAGTGGACATACAACAGCTTATACAAGCAAATATTTTAGCACATCGCTATTAAGTAAAGTGCCTATTGCCAATGTTAATATCACTAAAAGAATTATTGATAGAATTAGCATGGTTTACATGAAACCACCACACAGAGAATACTCTGACGAGAATGTAGTGGATTTCTTTCATGGTAAAGATTTTAAAATGCAACGTGCAGAACGAATGACTAATTTACTTGAACATATCTTGATAAAGCCTACGTGGAGAGATGGTCAAATAGATTACGATGTTATAATGGACTTTGAAGCTCAGTTTGGTGATGATCCATTAAGACCAATATCAATTACGTACCCACTTGCAATGAAAGCATCTGTATTAGATGACACTCCTGAGCTAAGTGTGTATTGGGATGCTGAGAACACGTTTATATTTGACGGGAATGGAAAAATACAAGACGACCCTGACAATCCTGACCACATAAATCCTTATGGTGTATTGCCATTTGTAGAGTGTTTTAGGGATGGGCGACCTGAGTATTCTTATTTAGACACAAGTCCTGCAAACGATTTAATAGCAACAAACCTTGAGGTAAACGTATCAGAAACAAATGCAAACGCTAACACAATGTTTCAGTCGTTTGGTTATATGTACGTAAATGGCTCACAGGTAGAAAAAGACACATTAGAAGTAGGTCAAGACAAAGTAAGTTTTCTTGGCATAGACGGAACAATGAACATTGTATCCCCACCGAATACAGTTGAAGCCCTCGCATCCTCCATTGAGCATAGTTATAAGCTACTTGCTCAAAATTATCATCTAAATATCTCATTCGTAGAGGGAACTGCTGCACAAAGTGGGGTTGCAATTAAGTTGCGTAACCAAGAACTAACAGACTCACGCATCTCAGATGTAATCAGATGGAAAGAGATTGAATATAAGCTATATGACCTTGAATCAATTATACTTAACGTAGAAGCCAATAGAAGTACGGGCGAACTATTAAAGGTTGATTACGAAGAAAATATGGAAATATTATCAGATGATGAACAAAGAGCAAAGTGGGATTGGGAATTATCTAAGGGTATTATAGATGTTGCTGATATACTAATGCAGAAAGATGCTGATAGATTCCCTGATAGAGAGTCAGCACAAGCATATCTTGACGAGAGAACAACAATAACACAATCGGAGGAGTCACCACAAGGATCGTTACTTGAAGCCTTAACAACACCAGTTAGCTAATGGCAGACCAAACAAAGATAGATAACATAGCAGCACAAGTAGCACGACAGACCGACCAACTACAAAAAGAGTTGGTAAGAGATTTATTGACACTATCCAAAGCAGACAGATTCCAAAGCATAGATGAGTTTTTGTTCGCATTAGAGCAACTTGACATCCAAGAGCTTGTAAACATCAAAGCACGAAATATTATGCAAGGATATACATCAGCACACACAATGGTTCTTAAAGATATGGACATTATAGCCGATATAACCGAAGAAACACTTAGAAGCCTTACTAATTTCAGTACATCATCATTTGCAGACCATTTAGGTCAGATGGGAAACATAATCAAGAAAGAGATAGTCAAAGGTGCAATAGCAGGTAGCACAGAGAAAGGCATATTTGATGCGATACAGCAACAAGCAGGGCTATCAGGTAGGCAAATGGAAACACTCGTCACAACTGGATTAAATGACTATTCTCGTAGCGTTAGTAAAGTGATGATAGACCAGTTAGGAGAGAATCAACAATATAGATATGTCGGGGCAATAGATGATAGGACAAGGGATTTTTGTTTAGATATGTGGGGTGCAGGGAATTTAACCAAATCACAAATAGAATCAAGGTTTGGTGCAAATGTATTTATCTCAGGTGGTGGATATAATTGTAGGCATCAATGGATACCAGTAGAAGCTGAGTCAAAGAGTAAGGATGCAAGAACAGATGCTTGATTTAAAGTTTATGCAGAAGATGTCATTTAAAACACGTAAGGCGTATGTGGATCAGATATTTGAGAAGGGTAAAGATGTGTTTGGCAGACCATTTAAAGCATATTCAAAAGACTATGGCGAGAAGAAAAGAGCTAATAAGTTTAAAAGGCAGTCGGGTGGTTATGCAAATAAGATTAGTCCAGTATTAACTGGAGATTTAAAGAATGATACTAAGCCATTTGCAACAGCCAATTCATTTGGCATTAGATTTGCAGCACATGGTGGTAAAGTTGTGTCATTGAATAGGAGTGGTAGAGAAATGTCATCAGAAAACCAACCATTTCCGAAGAAAATACTGAAAACTATAGATCAAGATGTTGGTAAAGAAATATCAAAGCAGTTTAAAAATAAAACAACTAAAATAACATTAGGAAAATAATATTTTTTTTTCTTGCAATTTATTACTAATATTACTATGTAAATTTGTTACTTATAACTCACTTAAGAGGTAAAAATGTCAGAACAAAACAATCAAACCCAAGTTGAAAACAACAACGTAAAAAATGACAGCACACAAGCTGATACAAATGATAACTATAAAAATGTACCTGATTCTCGTTTCGATGAGGTGATAGCACAGAAGAATAAGGCGTTAGAACAAGCTAATGAGTATAAAGCACAGCTCGACAAGTTCACATCAGAGCAGGAAACTGCAAGACAGAAAGAACTTGAAAAGCAAGGCGAGTATAAAACACTATTAGGTGAAGCTAATGCTAAAATTGAAAAGCTATCTACTATAGCAAACGAATATACGGAGTACAAGTCTAACAAGAGAGCATCAATCATGGAAACGATTACAAGCGATGACGATAAATTGATTGCAGAGGGATTATCCCTTGATAAGTTAGAAATGTTTGCCAAAAGGGTTACGCAAACAAACACAGTTGGAACACCTAATCAAAGACCTGCGAACTCAACAAAGGGAACAGGAGAATTTGGTGGCTATGGTTCTTATGCTGAATGGGCAGAGAAAGACCCTGAAGGATATCAACAACAGAACCTAAGTCCAAACCCATTAGGGAAATTTAAGATTGGCTATTAAGAAAGACCATAGCAAGATATTTGGCGTTGATTTTGATCCAAAGGGTGATATGGAAGTAGACATAAAACCTGATGGAGATTGTTCAGTTAAATACAAAGGTAGTAATATGGATTACGATACCTATGTAGATGAGCTTGAAGATAGAGCAACAAGAGGTCAGCAAGGCAAATCAATCGTAAATTCTATTGGAATGTTTAGTGGTGTTTCATTTGATGAAAATGGTAAAATAATTAAAAATTAAAACAAAGGTAGGTTATAAATAATGAATTATTTATTAAATAATATACAGGGATTTGTTATGGGTGGTTACGCAGGTAATCATCTAATGGCAGAAACCGATACTGGCGTTGCAGCAGGTGGTCTTGGGAGAACTATTGGTGATGCTGTAATAGCTTTTAACAAAGCAAACGTAATGCTTCCACTTGTAACATCAAAACAAGCTGTAAGAGGTTCTACCCACGTTCAGTTTGCTGATTACACAAAACTTGGTGTTTCAGATGTTGGGACTCCGGGCGATGGTGCTGATGAAACAACTGTAACATCGGTAACAACAGCAGCAAGAACAGCGACTATCTCAGAACACGTTATTAGAGCAGATGTGTCTGATTTGGCTGTTATGGGTAATGCAGAAGATTTAACAGGCAATGTAGGTGCAGTTCTTGGTAACGCAGTTGCAGCTAAACTTGATGATGACCTTGTTACTCTTGGTGAGTCTTTCTCACAAACAGAGTGTGGAGCAGGTACACAATTAGCTCTTTCTCACGTTTTTGGTTCTATGCGACAGCTTAGGGCAGCAGGAGCACCGATGCCTTATAACTTAGTGTTATCACCAAAACAGGTTTGGGGTGCAAAAGGTCTATCAGGACTACTACAAGATGCAGCAGTAACAGGTTCTAACGCAAAGCCATTGTCATTGATGGGTGCTAAGGGTGAAGAAACATTGCAGAATGGTGCTGTTGGTTCACTTGCAGGATTTAATGTTTACTGGTCAGACCAAATAAACGAAGATGTAGGCTCAGGTGGAGATGCAGCAGGATTTGCGTTCTCACGTGGTGCTATCGGACTTGCAATCGGTGTAGATGGATTGTTTAGATTAGAAACAGAAAGAAACGCATCATTCAGAACTACTGAATACGTAGTTTGTGGATTTTGGGGCGAGGTAGAAATTAAAGATGCTTTTGGTGTCTATATTCTATCAGATGTTTCTTAATAACTGATTAATCGAGGGGAGTGTAATGCTCCCCT